CTTGTCATACCATGGCCCGACCACATCATCACCTACAGATACGACTCTATCTGGATTCTTTGGTAATCGTTTCATCCACTTCCACTTCGCACTCTTCTTCATACTTTCTACTAACTCATGTGCTTCACTTGCATTTTCATTATCTAACTGCAAATCATCTATTGCACCACGAATATCTACGAACTCTTTCTCTGGTTCTGGGAACAAACCACTTAATAGCATAAACGGCATACCAATATCATCTAATACATCATTACGCACCGATACGATAAACACACGTTCACGTTTTTGTGGTACACCTTGTTCGTGTCCCTTGAGTACTTTATAGACAGCTGTATATCCTTGTGCTTCAAAATCATTAACCATTCGTGCAAGATGTTCAGATGCATACTCCATAGTAAGACCCTTTACATTTTCACATACAATAACCTTCGGTTTCATTTCACCAGCTATACGAATGACTTCCCATGTCAAGTCCTCTATATTCTTTTGTTTCATACCATATGCAGTTTTCTCTTTACCCCAACCTTTTTGTTTTGTACCAGACATACTGAAAGGTGGACATGGTGGACTTGCATCAAGTAAATCAAGTTCACCTTCTTTTATACCAGTCATCTCCATAATCTTTTGACCTGTCACATCTTTGATATCTCCACATATGTGTGGTGTACCTGGCCAGTTCGCAAGATAGGTATTAACTGCAACTTGTTGAAACTCATTGACAAACTTACAATCACCACCAGCTAGTTTGTAACCACATGATGACCCACCACCACCAGCAAAGAATGAAATATATGTAAATAGTTTTCTATCTGCTGATTTTTGTAGGTCGTCTAATGTGTATCTGAAATATTTCATGTAAAGAAGTCCTCTAATGTTCCTTGTGTTCCATAACTATCGTCTATCTTCCATTTGACAGCTGTAACGATAAATCTGAGTGGGTCTATGAAACTTTTGGTAAATTGTGTTTCGTAGTCTATACTGTCTTGTAATTCTAATTCCTTTGGTAGTTTAGTCATAAATGATATTGCTGATGATTGATATATGTTAGGTTCTTTCATGTGCAGAAATTTAATCTTGTCACCCTCTTGTATGAATTGATACTTGTTATCTAATTTGTTTACTCTAATCAAATGATTATACAATATTGCACCCTTACAATGAATAGGAGCTCTCAAGTTAAACATCTTCTTCACTCCATGTTTAAACTCTCCAGTCATCAAGTCCATCTCTAACACACCTTTTGATTTATTTTCATATCTTTCAATACCATTCACACTTCTTGGATAGGCTATCTCCTCTAGGGGTAGTTGCATGAACTCCTCACGAAACTCTTGTATGAATGTATTTAGCATTTTCTCATCGCCGGACATTATAATCTTGAGTGCGTCTTTAATCTTCTGTCTGCATGGAGCTGGTGTTGATGACTTGACTGCCTCGATACCCATGATTTTGAGTTGAGGTTCTTTATATCGTACCCCCTCCACATCATATGCATTGAGGATATATCTTTTCTTGGCTGTCCATATACCCTTGTTTGCAATCACCTCACGTTTCATACTCATTTTGTTTAAGTAGGCGTTGACGTACCCAGCAAGCTCCTGATAACTCTTATCAATAAAAGGTTCAATCTTTTGAGTAGCGATTGTGTCCAAGAAGTTGATGATTTTTGTAGTATCTTGTCCGTCTTTAAACACTTTATTAACAAGTTTGTCAAATGTAATGTAAACTGAATCCGTATCCGAAGCAATAACATAGTCATGTTCGTTTGTTTCCAACAGATTATTAAGATATTTATTAAGAGCACGCTCAATCCAACGAATAGATAACTGCCCACTAGTAGTAATTGCTTCAGCAACCAATAGGTCATAGTAACGAAAGTATGCATTACCGATAGCACCATATGCACTATTGAGGGAAATCTTTTTAGCCATTTGTATGTTGTTGTATCTCGAAATGTCTTTAAGTAGTTTAGGGTCTTTAGTATTTTCATATTGTTGTTTCGCCTCCAACATCTTACGTTTAAATATTACTCTGTCATTGTAGATGCTTTCCATAATCTCTGGTAGAAACCCCTTTGTATCAGTCGTAAACAATGCACCATTAGGTGTAAGTGTTACACCCTTGAGTATAGAGGTGTCTACTTTATTGTCAAGTAATTTATCCACCGTTATTTTTTCTTTCATTGTACCATGAATAGTTTCTGGTGATATGTTGTATTGCATGATTAGATGTGGATACAATGAATTCAAGTCAAAGGACATCACCCAATTGTATTTACCAGGCTTAGGGTTTTTTACATATGCACCCTCATACTTCTCGGCCTTCTTGTTAATCTTCTTTTGTGGTATGACAATGTTTTTCTTACGAAGGTGATTGTATATCAGTATATCCCAATACTTCACCGAACCAAGTACATCTGTATAATTAACCTTTGCATCATACGCCATAGTAAGACACAGCTCAATCAGTTTTAATTTATCTTCTAACTTATCCACCAATTCCACGTCTGTAATATTGTATTCAATAAACGATTGATAATCCTTCTGATACCACTCTCTGAATGTTTCAAACGGATTGCCGTCCTTACGTTCACCCAACTCCACATATGCGATATGGTCTAGTCGATAACTCTCTTGATTGGTATATGTAAACTTACGATACAAATCATAATAATCTAAAGCTGCGATACCTTGTATCTCATATATCTGATGGTCACGACCCATACTGAATACCTTCTTACTGAACACACTTTTCCAAGGCGACAGTCGTTTGACTTGTTCCTCGCCATCTTTGCCAAATAGATTTTTGATACGATTACAGATGTATGGTATGTCGAAGAACTCTGTATTCCAGCCTGTGATAACGTCTGGATGACCTGCTTGCCAGAATGTAAGAAACTCTTCAATTAGTATACCCTCATTAATACATTCTACATAAGTTACGTCATCACGAGTATTATTGAACTTACCAACACCCCATACCATAATCTCTTTGGTGTGATGGTCTTTAAGTGTGATGGAAATGAGAGGCTCTGACGCTTCGTGTGGGTCTGGGAAACCATTCTCACATTCTGTTTCAATGTCAATCGTAAAAATCTTTATGTGTTCTGTATCCCATTTGATTGTGTCTGGAAATTCATCAGCAATATAACTGTATGCAAACATTGTTTGACCACAGGCTAAGTCTGGTTGACTAGAATACCCTTCCATCCATTCTTTTGCAGATTTAATAGAATTAAATGACATAGGTTTAACATATGCACCCTTCAGAGTCTTGAAGGGAGTAGGTTCTTGTGTAGCTGCATAGAGTGTAGGTTTATACTTAACTCTTCTAGGGTCTAATCTTTTACCATTCGCAACTTCACGGACGAGTAGAGTGTTACCCCATTGGGATATGTTTGTATAGAAATTCATAATATAAATGTACCATAATATAAAGGATTTGTCAAGTGGTTATAAATTTAATAATATTTGTGCGTCTTCACTTTCAACCAACATTTCCTTATCTTGTTCAGAATTGTAATGTCTATTAAGAACACCAAGTTTATCCTCAGAATGTGCAATCACATCTACCTGTGTGTCAATCGCAGCTGCAAGGTCTGGGTGTTCCCCTATACCTGCTGGGTTAGTCACATAAACTTCAATGTTTGCTTTTGCATTTAAAATGTCTGCATTGTATTTTGCAGCTAATGCTTTTATTAAGTTACTCATTATAATCTCCAGTTATCTCTATTTTTAAAAGTTTCTAATACTAATTTAGATATATTAATATCATTTAATTCATCAATATGTCCAGTTCCAGGCGAACTGTTAATTTCAATAAAATATGGTGGTTCTTTTTCTCTATCTTTAGATGGTATAAAATCTACACCCACCCAGTTTCCTTTAACAGATTTTGCAGCTTTAATACATTCAGACTTTTCCAACTCTGTTAATTCTATTTTTTTTGGTAAAGAACCTTGACTAACATTACTTCTAAAGTCACCACTTACAACTGGTCGTTTTAGTTGACCAACAACCTCATCATTCAAAACCATAACTCTAACATCATAATCTGTTTTAATATACTCTTGTACTAGCATAGCTATATTTTCGTCTATTTTATTAACTAATTGCATAGTTCCA